TCGACCGATAGCGTCCCGATGCGTGTCACAATCGATTTCGGACCTGGTGCCGGCAAAAAAGTGATTACCGGCGAATTCCATGTTGACTCCGAAGCTTATGCCGCCGCGCAGGGCGGGCGCGTGACACTCGCCATCAATGCCGTGTCGAACGGGACGGTGACCGCCGTCTGGACCGCGACGCCATGATCGGTGATGGCTCGGCGGTGTTTTCGGCCGCCGGCAAGGATTGGTCGTTCCGGTTGACGATCGGCCAGTGGATCAAGCTGCAAAAACATTTCGGCGGCGGGCCGCAGAAGATTTCCGCGCGCTTCGGCGGTGACGATTGGACGGTCGAGGACGTGCGCGAGATGATCGAGCGCGGCCTTGAGGGCGCCGGCATGGACGCCAATGACGCTCGCGAGAACGCCACCATCATTTTCAACGGCCAGGCGCTCGACCCGAATTACAAATTGGCGATCGACATCATGGGCTCGGCCTGGGCGGGCATGGACAAAAAAAAAGCAGGTCGTCGAAGAGGCGACGGCCGCGCTGTCGAGGATCGCGACGGGCAATGGGACTTCATCGAGCTTGTCGGCGTCGGCCTCCTCGCCGGCATCCAGCCAAGCGAAGCGAAAGATCTCAGCCTCGGCGAATATTTCGCAGTGATCGAGACGTGGAGCGAGGCGCACTCGCCGCGCGAGCGCATGTCGGAAGATGACGCCGACGAAATCTGGGAGTGGATGCAGGCGCAGCCGCTCGCACCGCTGACGCTGAAGGAAGCGCGGGCCAATGCCGCAAGGACTTGAGCAACTCAAGCGGCGGTTGGTCGATGTGATCCCAAACGCGGTGCGCGTCGGCCTGGAGACCGCCATGACCGAAAGCGCCAACAGCATCGTTGCCGGGGCCAGGCTGCGGGTGCCGGTCGACGAGGGCGACGTGCAAGCGTCCATCCGTCACCACGGCGTGAAGGAAGGCAAACGCGGCGGGCTCTATGTCGCTGTCACGGCCGGCGACAAAACGACTGAGGCCGATACCTACCAGGTGGCGCGGCTGCTGGAGTTCGGTACAATGAAAATGCCCGCCCAGCCCTATTTGCTTCCGGCATTTCGCGCCAACCGGCGCCGCGCCAAGTCGGCCATGCGCCGCGCAATACGTGATGCGATCATCCACTTGAGCACCAGAAAGCAAGCTTGATGGCCGCTGATGATGCCGCAGTCGTTGTGACGCTGCGCGCGAACCTGAAGGACTATGAGGCTGCGCTGAAATCGGCTGTGCGCTCTACCGAGACTGCGGCCAGGGCGGCCGAGAAAGCTGTTTCCGGCATCGGCAAGGGAGGCGGCGCGAGCAAGGTCATCGAAGGCAATTTCAAGAAGTCCAGCCAGGCGATCGCCAACGACGCGAAGATATTACAATTCCAACTGAACGACATTTTCAGCGGCCTTGCATCGGGGCAGGGCATCCGCGCGGTGCAGGTGCAGCTCGGCCAGATTGCGCAGCAGATGACGGGCTCAAGCCTCATCGGCGGCGCAAAGCTGCTCGGCACTGCGCTCCTCGACATGGTGAATCCGATCAATATCGCGGTGGTGGCGTTCGGCGTGCTGGCCGGCGTGGCGGCTTCGTATTTCTCAGGCAGTGAGGAGCAGGCGAAGAAAGCCACCGAGGAGCTTAAGAAGCAGGCAAAAGAACTGGACGACTTGGCCAAGGCATACGGGGCTATTTTCCCCGAACTGGTCAAGCTCGCCAATGCGCAGAAGGCTGCTGCCGACGCTGCTGAAAAGAATCTGGCGATGCAAACGGCGCTTGCCGGCGCCTATGACAGCACCAACAAGACACTGGACAAGCAGCTTACGGGTTTAACCGACCTGATAGAGCATATGCCGCGCGGATCGGCGGCCTCAATGGAATTGCAGACGGCGTTTTATAATTTGCAGAAAGCCGCCGATGCGCACACGGCGAGCGGTAAACAAATGCAAGCCGTAATCGACGCGCTAAACAAAATCATTGCCACGCAACACGGCAACGTAGTGGCATTGGCTACAGCGCTCCGCGATAATTTGGTCGCAGCGTATGGCGAGGTCGAACGCGCGGCTAAGTCGGCCGGCGAGGCAATGCAAGGTGGGAACGTCCCCGGACCTGGTGCCGGCGGATGGACGGTAACGCCTGACCGTCTCAAGTTTTCATTGCTGGGTGGCTCACCGCTGGATGCTGCTCTTGGAAAGGCCGCCGACGCGATCGACGCATTTACCGAGCGGGTGATCCAGGCCGAGAGCGGCGGCAATCTCGAGGCGAAAAATCAGCTGTCGTCGGCGACCGGGGCGGGGCAGTTCATCGACAGTACTTGGCTGGAGGTGTTCAAGCGTAATTTCGCGACCGAGGCGGCCGGCATGTCGGACGCCGCCATCCTGGCGATGCGGACGGACATTGAAGCCAACCGCCGGATGATCCGCGCCTATGCGACGGAAAATGCCAAGCTGCTGATCGATGCCGGCCAGGAGGTGAACGAGGCGGCGCTGCAACTGGCGCACTTCCTCGGGGCGGGAGGTGCCATCGCTGTTTTGAAGGCGAGGCCCGGAACGCCGGTCTCGCAAATTCTCTCGGCCAAGCAGATCGCCGCCAATCAATCCATCCTAGGCGGCGGCGCCACGCGCGAGGACGTGCTGGGCTATGCCGCGCGGCGGGCCGGAGCTCCCGCGGCCGTTAAGGTCACGGACCAGGAAAAGGCGCTGAAGAACCTTGCCGACTGGAACGTCGAGACGGCACGACGGATCGAACTGGAAAAGCAGGTCGCGCAGATCAACGCCAAGGTCGGGCAGACGGAGGCGGCGAGGCAGGCGCAGATCGAAGGGCTGCGGCTCGCGGAGGAGCAGCTCTACGCGCTGAAAAAGGCGGGGGTCGAAGTCTCGCCGGAAGTGGAAGCCTCGATTCGGGCAACGGCGCAGGCGCTTGCCGATGCTACAGCTACGACTGATGCGGCGCGCGCCGCAACCCAGGCGCTGACCGACGAGCAGAAAAAAGCCAAAGAGGAAATGCGGCAAGTGACAGAGCAGCTGCTGAGCAGCGCGCTCACGACCTTCACGCACGACCTGATGGCGGGCAAGGACGCGGGCGAGGCGTTCAACGACATGCTGCGCGGCCTGGTGTCCCAGATCGCGGACCTTGCCATCAAGATGCTGATCATCAAACCATTGATGGATTCGGTGTTTGGCACCGGCGCAGGAACCGCTACGGGCATTCTGGGCTTTGCGGCAGGCGGCACGGTCGGGCTTTCGGGCCAGAGCGACGGCCGCAAGTTCTCGCCGGCGCTGTGGGCAGGCGCTCCACGCTTTGCCAGTGGCGGCATGGTCGGATTGCGGCCGGGTGAAATGCCGATCATCGCGCACAGGGGCGAGATCATCATTCCGAACGCACGCCGCATAGCCGGAGCTGGCGCTGCCGGGGGTGGCGGGCGGCATACGGTCGATGTCAAAGTGTCGGCGGCACCATCGCCGCTGCTCGATCTCAGCATCAAGACGTCCGCCAGGGCCGCGGAGGAGCGGGCCGTCTCGCGTGGACCGGCCGTGGCGCGCGCCAACAATCAACGCTTTGCGACGCCATAGATGGCGAACGTTGCATGGCCTGCGGCGCTGAAGCCGAGCGACTTCGGCTTTTTCCACATGGAGTCCGACACCAGCGGCGGCAGAAGCATGGGCGGCGGAGAGCAGTTCATTGCCTCGCCTGGTCCGCGTTGGGGCGCGTCGATGACGTTGCCTATCAGGGGCGATGCCGACGTGCTGACGGTGCGGGCGCTGCGCTCGAAACTGCAGGGGCGGGCTAATCCGGCGATCCTGCCGAACTTCGACGGGCGTAGATTGTCCTGGCCGATCGAGGCCGGCACCAGCCGCGTGCTGACGCCGAAGGTGGCGCACCAGCTCGCCGGCACTTACGGCCTCGACGGCACGCCCTACGCGGGTCCGGTCATTCCGGCCGCGGCGCAGATCAACGCCACCATGGCGGCGGCTGCCGTGCGCGCAACACAGGTGGCAATCACCCTGACGCAGGGCGGCGCGCTGAAGGAGGGCCAACAGTTCGGCATCGCCT